GGAATATAAGCTGTTCATTTCCGTTGGCATCTGCTATAAAACCTGCGTCTGCAAATTTAGGTGTTGTTAGTGTTTTGTTTGTGAGTGTTAACGTTGCTGACGCTTGATCATCAACGTATTTCTTGTTTGCGAAGTCACCGTCACTTGATGGTGCCGCTGTTGCTCCGCCTGTGATTGTGTTAGCTGATGCTGATATTACAATATCACCAACTTCCAATCCATTGTTTACTCTAAAGTTTCGTGTTGTCATGGTTCCATATCTCCCGCATGATTGTTAATAATGCTGTATTTATGCTTTTATTTGTGATTATTCAGCTAGACAGTTGATTCTGTATGCATTTACTGTTGTAGATCCACCAGATGTTGATGCTATGCTCATTTGTAGACTGTTGTCAGCATCTGACTTGAATCCAGCTGTAAAAGTCAATTGAGTTGTGGTTTTTGTGGATACAAAAGGTCCTGGTGTGACTGATGCCTCACCAGGCGCTCCAGCACAGTAAACTTCTTGGACACTGTACGCACCCTCTGTTGAGTTACCTCCAACCACATAATACAAAGCCGCTGTCGCATCATCAAGGTCAAAATCGTCAAATGCTGTTGCACTTGAACTAACTGTTGTTGCGGCAATTATTGCCTGGTTACTATTTTCTTCAGCTGTCATTGAATCTGATAGCAAAGTTTTGTGTATTTTAAGAGATAAGTTAGTGGCCAAGCCCGACGCTGATAAAACCACATTAGATGATACTATCTGTGCTGTTAAAGTTATCATGTCGTTGTTACCTGTGTTGATTGTACCATACTGTGTCACAAATGCAGTTGATCCATCATGAACCACAAGTGCTT